CCTTGACCGAGTTGATCCGCGTGCGCCGCCCATCGGAGCTCGCTTATTTGAGCAGCGATACGGTGACGGTGGCGGGGGAAATCGGTCCGGTGATCCAGTCCAGGACCTTTGAGGATTTGAAGCTGTCTGTGGGAGGTACGGGGAGCGACTATGAATCATCTCTGGCACAGAACCGCGCCAGCGTTACCATTACCGGACCACAGCTGTGGGTGGAAGGCCTGCGAAGCGCGGACCTGTCCCTGAGCTGCGACGCTACGGGATTGACGGCGGGCACCTATGAGCTGCCCATCATTTGCAAGGTGAACAGCAGCGACGATGTGGCCTTTGACGTGGAGGTTGTGCCCAGAACGGTGCAGGTGGAGATCACCAAGAAATAATCACAATGCTAGGAGGGCGACATGGGCAGCTTTGCCAATTCCGTTTTTAGTGTGCTGCTGGGGTGGATCCGCACGGCGGTGAACGAGTTTTGGAATATCCTCAGCAGCGGCGAGGGCGGCGGTTGCGGCTTCCGTCGAAGCGGCCCCGGAGGCCAAAACCTGCCACCAAGCCCCGTCCGTCACTGGGTGTCCGAGGTTGTTGTCCTGGAGTGAAACATAGGACGAATCGCCCGCTGTAACGAAGTCCAGGCGCTCGTATGTAATGCTCGCCGAATACGCCTTTTTGGGCGTAAGGCCCACTTTCCCTAAATTTGTCTTTGCCATATCTGTCAGTCGTTAATTTTGTAATACAAATGCCCATCCTGAAGCTCAAACTCGGAACCGTGGCCGTAGCCGGACTGATAATTCACGCCCAGGAGCATTGTCGTCGGATCAATGTCGAACGTGGCGAAGATCGGACCGCCATCCGAGCGGACGGACGAGGTGATATAGTCTTTCGCCTCTTCATTCCAGAAGGCCCAGTAATTCGTATCGTCGACATCCACGATCTTCGGAGGGTGGTCGGCCAGAGATTTCGCACGCGCGGCCTGGAGGTCGGCGTTGGCGGACGCGGTGTCGGCTTTAACGACGACCTCCGCCACGACAGCGGCCACAAGCTCTCCGTCAGAATAGATATTGCCTTCCTCGTCGGCCGATATTTTGGGAGTTTCGCCTTTGATCCCCGAAAATTTAAGAGCTATAGTTCGTTTTTCGGGGGTGCCTCCAAGTTGAACTTCTACGTTTGGTGCGCCGGTTGTATTATTAACTGAAGCGGTTATGTTTTCTATTTGTCCGGCGTCCCCTGGCTCGCCTTTGAGTGTGGCAATGATCGTATTGATCTGCTCAATGGGCAGTTCTTCCGATGTTCCACTCCACAACTCAATGCTAGTGCATCCCGGCGTTGTGATATTCATTTCACCGTCGGGGAATAGACTGTCAGGGACATCTCGCTTCATCTGGTAGCACAGGATGCCGGGCGCAAGATGGTGCCTATCCACAAGCACCAGAATGGAATTATCTTCAAGTGGCACGCACCGCCTGTAAACTGACCCGTCAAACGAGGCCACATAAGTATTATACGCCGGGGTGTCCGGTGTCTTTAGCTCGATGCGCCAAGGATAATCCGGGAGTTTGCCGTCTGGAAATGAAAACACCACTCGGAAATCACTGGCATAATTGACGTGGCGAATATTGTCGTCAGCCATATTATTCCTCTTTGCGATTGAAAGATACTATCTCGTACTCGTCGTAATCCTTTGCAAGGACTTCAAAATCGTCCCGGTGCTTCAGGTCTTGCGAGATATACCATTCAGCGGCCGGAGCTGTGATATTGTCGGCGGTATATACTTTGCCTTTATATCTGAAAGCGACACCCCTCTTAAGAATGTATCCGCCGTTTTCCTGCTTGTTCATAGTCCGTAAAATTAGTATTGCCGCATCGTGATGACAGTTCGGGCACCGGGCGTTGAATGATGCGGTGAAATCCTTGCCCGTGACCTGCTTCCAATCTGCCCTGATAACAGACTTGTCGGCATCGGATAGAGAGGGGGCAGAAACCCTCTCTCTATACCATTCAGCTGATTGCATAATTACGCTGCTGCGGCCGAACACAGCGATTCGAGTGCTGCCTTCGTCGTTGCGTAGTCCGTCTTGTAGAAGAACAGATTAGGAGTAGGGGCCCCGGTTTCGGTGATATTGCCGGTCCATCCGCCGACATCTCCGCTCTTGTCCATATTCAGATCTACACCAGTCGCGCCCTGCTCCCAGCCGATGACGCCGAACGCCTGTTTGCCCGCGTCGCCTTTCTCCATGTTCTCGTAGATGCAGACATATTTGTCCTGCTTCAATCCGAGAACTGCGGCGGCATTCTCCGGGCTGTCAGCCAAAAGGGTAACGGGGAGAACCTTGTCCCATGCGGCGTCGATGCTCGGGTTTTGGTCTGTGATGGTGATCGCCGGGGTTTCATTCGATGGGTTACGGACCTTGTAACCCCGCTTGCCGGTCAGGGCCACCAAGTTGGTAACCACGAAGCCTTCGCGCGTGGATTTGTCCCAGTCGATAGCATCCCGGGAGATGAAATAGAAAAACTTTTCCACGCCTTTTGCGTGGGGCTCGTTGCAATCATTGAGAATGTCTCGCCCGAGCGTAGTGGTACATGCCTGTACTGCCATTAGTTTGATGTGTTAAGTTAGACAAAGCACTCGCGCTTATGGCAGATTCGGCCACTACAGGGTGGTGATATGTAGGTGTTATTTCGTACATGATTCCGCGGCTTATATCTTCATAAGCGTTCGTGACAAAGGTGTAAACCTTCGGCACGTTGTGCAATAATTATTTGTATTTTTTTCGCCCCAATTTTCCGAGGCTGTTTTGAACCTTGACCCGCTTCTGCCCCTTGTTGATGTCAACCACCGAAACAATGGGCGCCGGCATTTCAAGCATAGCTTCACGGATCATCGCTTTCATCCCTCTCATTCCGTCGTTGCGCTGGGGAAGATTCGATACCTGGATGGCGTTTCCGCCGCTGGCGACGTTCATGGCCGAGAGCATTGCGCCCCAGTCGTTGACAGCCTGGGCCGTCATCACGGCCTCGCCGTTGGATAACATTGCGGGGATGCTGTCCGAAGTTCCGGTACCCGGGCCCGTGACAAGGCCGCCGGAGGCGTATCGGTATTTACTTCTTTCTTCTTCTGCGGAACTGTTGAGCGATTTAATTTGCGTTATTATGGTCGTAATGGTCGAAATTGCAGCCACCGCCCCGGCAATACCATCCCAAACGGTAGCGGAAGATGAAAATGCTTTGTGTAACGCCGCTCCCATCGCAGCGGCCGATTCGGCGATTGCCAACATTGCGACAACCCCCGCATCTGCCCCGGCGGCTTCGGCAAGTTCTCCCAATGCTCCGGCCAGTTGCTGTGCCGATTGTATGCTCATTGCGGTGCTTCGTTCTTGGGCTTTTCTTTCGTCCTCGGCGGCTTTGTTTTGGGCACCTTGAAGTGCTTTTTGCGCATCTTGTAGTGCTTTCAAGGCTTCGAGACGCTTATTGTCTATTTCAATTCCAGAAAGCCCCATCGCCTCGTATGCGGTCCTGAACGTTTCTACATCTTGCAACTGCTCCTGTAGTATGTTGACCTGCTCCTGAGCAATACGGATCATCTCTTCTTGGGCGTTGGTATCTCCACCTTGTGTTTGCGCCTTAAGAAGTCGGTTTTTGTATTCCTCCTCTTTTTGGGCAATAGCCATTTGCAACCCGCCTATACGGTTAGTCTCGTCCGCTTGTTCCCGATCCCATAAAGCGACGAGTTTTTCATGCGCTTCTTCGGCTGCCTTGATCCGGGCTTTCTTTTCTTCTTCGGCGGCTTTCTTTGTAGCGGCGGTGCGAAGTTTGGCTGCCTCCTCTGCGGCTTTCTTCTCGTCCTCTACCTGTTTAGCCAATGCGTCCGCATGAAATTTTGTTCTTTCATAATCGGCTTGCGCAAAATCTGCGTTTGCCTTTTGAACTGCATCCTTAGCTTCTTGGAGGGATTTTGTCGTTTCATCGTTCTGTCTGCGGACATATGCAGCGTATGCCTTTGCTTCGGCCTCATATGCAGCCTCCCGGGCTATCCTTGCGCGTTCATACTCGGCGTTCAGCAACTCAATATTATAGTCCCTTTGTGCTTTGGCCAATGCTTCGGCATCCCCTTTGGCATTTTTTAGGGCTTCGGTGTATCTTTTTAGGGCCTCGGTCCCGTTTTTCTCGGCTCTATTGTTGAAATAATCGAGTTGCTCGTTTAGCTTTTCGATAGCTTTAGCGGCTTCCCTTGCCGGGCTTATTATCCCCAATGCGTCCGTTAATTTGCCCCAGTTTTTGACGACCAAAGCAGCTCCTACTGCTAATGCTGTCAGTACCGCACCTAATGGAGTGGCAACGAATGCCAATGCCGCCTTAATCATTCGGCCCACCGCCGCAGTCATCAGCCCGAAAGCCTTTGTAACACCTCCCGCTTTATCTATGGTTTTGCCCAATGTCACGACTTGGGACATCTCTGCCGGAAGAACGGCGCGGATCGCTTCCTCATAGCTACCTACTTGCGACCGATAATTGCCAAGAGCTTTCTCGGCCTCCGTGACGGCTTCCTGCTGCGATTTGATAGCTGCCGCCAGCGATAGCCCCTCCTGTCCTTCTCTGCGCGCCGCCGACATGGCATTGTATTGCGCGGTCATCTTTTGGAGGCTCGCCCGAAGTTGGTTCAGCGATCCCGTCTCTTGTGATTCAATTTTTATGTTATTCTGAATCTCTTTCTCGTATGCTTTCTTTTCGGCGGTTAGTGCCTTTGTCGTGCTTGTAATTTCAAGCAACGCCCGATTGTATTCCGAGGCAGACATTTCACCATTCTTGTACTCTTGCTTCAGTTCCGCAAGGTTCTTCTTGTTTATTTCGATCTCCCTGGTCGCCTTCTGCCACCCCTGCACCAGTTCGCCATAGTTGAACTGGATATTAATAATCTTGTCGATAGTGTCCTGTGCCATATTTCTTCATATGGGTTAAATGGTTAATAAATTAAGCCGACTTTGCTTTCTGGGATACTGCCACCTGCCGGCGCACGGCGTCGTTCTCCTGAATTCCCAGAATGACAGGGTCGTAATTAATTTCTTCGGTTCCCGTGTTTTCGGGAGCGGAGATAGACAGATACAGATCGCCGTCCTCCTCGTACAGATCGACATAAAGGCGGGAATCGTAATCGACGATATAGGGCGTTCCGTTCGATGTTATGGCATACGCTGTGCCGTTAATGCCGTCCGCTTCTGCAACCCATTGGCTGTCTTCATTCTTGCCGTCCAAGCGCAGATAATACGTTGCTGCCACCACTCCGTCCACTTTCAGTTTCAGCAGTTGGCAGTCGCAGATGTCGTTTTCGCCTGTTTCTACCGAATATATGGCGAATATCTGCCCGAATTGGGCTATATACACCGGCTTCGTGTAGTCGAGGTTGTAGAGATCGAGAGCCGTGAGTTTTGCCCGAATGGTGATGATCCGCAGACGGTCCACGACTTTCTGGTAGGAAGCGTATCGGGTCTTTACAATGCCTTCCTCGCCGCCGAACTTCATCCACGGATCGAATACGCCAATACATCGGGCAATGCCCGACATAAACGCTCCCCGCCCCGATAATATCCGTGGCGAGCACTCCGAATAATTGGCGCCGCCTTTTCCGTTATCCTCATAGATCGGCACAACGGCGCAATTTACCCCGTCCGTCGTTGCATTCTCCGACGCCGAGAAAGGCAGCGACACCAGCTCCGTTTCTTTCTCGATGTTTTCGTTGCGGATCGTGATGGTGCCGTGCGTGTCAGCCTTTACATCGTCGTCGTTGTCGTAGTCGAGGATGTTGCTTTGCGCGAGGTCGTCGATGGTGAACATCGAGGCGTCTGGCATATCGACTCGGTGCAGGTCATTCAGGATAACCCGGTCGCTCCAGTCGATGATGTCGTTGTTCTGGACATTGGCAATTATATCGTCGATGCTTATCAGCTTGATCGTGTTCGGGCTATTCTTGTCCGCATAGGCGAATAGGCCGTTCATGGACATCAGGGCGAGGATAAAATCGCCCTGGGAAATGTCGGGGAGATTGGGGGCGACATAAAAAGCATTCGGATAGCTAATTTCGAAGTTGTCAAAGTCGCCGAAAACTAAAACGTCGCCCACAAGATACTCATCGGGCAAGACGTCTGTTGATTCGAAGTTGACATTAAACCCTGTATATTGGGATGCGCCATTTATGTTAAGTACTAAAGCACTAAACCATACTTTGCCATTTTTAGTATTATACGGGGACGTTTCCTTATATAATACGTCCCGCTCTCCCGTATAACGAACGCCATATATAGACATGGTTGCAGTACCATCTTTCTCTTCACCATAACTCGGCCAATTAAATTTAACATAAAACTTATCGGCATCCGAAGAAGAAATTGATATTTTGATAGCTGTTGCTCCATTGTTCTTAAACCCCATAGTGCCGGATGGGAACCCAACGATACCAGCTTGGTCATGTCCATTAAAATACAAATTCATGGATATGGGGCTTTCTTCATTTGATTTGTACGCATAGTTATGTTCATAGTCTGCATTTTTTGATACAAGCGGAATAATAGGCCCAAGATTCTTGCTGTACGCCAGCCGCTCCTTGCCGTCGATAGTGATCCCGTTATACTTTTCGATAGCCGAAAGAATTGTTTTCACCTGCACGGACGGATGCAAATACTTGGGGTTCGACAGTCCCATTCCGAAATTCACGCCCCAAAACGCGACATCGGGATATTTACTGGTAGTGTTTCCCTCCAGAATCGCTGTATTCTCATTCCAGTCAATGTGGTCCGCTCCGAGTTCTTCCAGTTGCGGCCCCAAATCCCGCAGGCCGTTATCAAACAGAGGCTGAAAGTTATCCACGTTGCCCCACGTAAGCGTTACATTGATCGTATCCGCAATATCCGTTACCACGGCGAACCCCTGCGTGAACAGTGGCACCCCGTCCTGATACAACATCGCCGGAAGGCGTACATACGGAGCGTCAGCATCCACATCCGGGCGGGCGGCCTGACCTATAGCCTGCATATTCGTAGGCGTAGGCGGCAGCGCAACATTGTAGGAACGGTTCGACTGGATGCTGTCGAGGCTCGAAAATATCGGACTTTGATAAAGCAGGGTTACGACCTCGTCGCTCGAAAGGTCGCACAGAATATCGTTGATGTATAGTTCGTAGGTTGTCATAGATATTCGTATCTTACTATTTCAACGACCAAATCTTGCATCGGCGCGCCCGTGTCTTCGGATTCTGAATCTTCAACCATGAAACGCACCCAATTGCCCACATCCGGGTCGTACATAAACAAATCCTGACATCCGAGGATCGTGCGGCACAAGTTGAAAACATCCCTTTCAACAATGCGACTATGCAAGGTATAGCGTTTGGCCAGCGTCTTGTTCTGCACGTCGTGAGGTGTCAGCGTATCGTCGAGTTGATGATAGGTAGATCCCGCAGACATTTCGTCGGTTTGGGATTCCGGCGTCCATCGGTATAAATAGGGGATACCGGCAGCATCCGTCCATTTCAGAAATATCCCCTTGGTGCAATAATCGTAGTAAGTTCGTATCTCCGCATTATAGTCTGTCGGGGTGGCTCCCACAGCAAGCGGCTTGCCAAGGTCTTCAGATGGGATTTTTGCCGGATCAAACGGGATGATGGGAGAAAATGTCGAATATCCGATGTATTTCTCTGTTGTTGTCGAGGAGGGCGTAATCACGAAAAGCTCGCCCGTTTGTTTCGGGAAAAATAGCGACTGCTCGAATCCTGCGTGCGGATAGACCACAATGCAGGGGGCAGCGGGATAGAATTGTGAAATATTTTCTCCATCTCCCCATCCGGGGAGAATCTCCCGGTCTGCAAATCCAGGGACTGCGTAAAGAGCCGGTCCAACATGGTCATATTCGGAGGCGGTAATTACATAGGTGATTAAATTCGATTTGGTTCCTTGGATCAGACTTTCGCATATTTGCCCAACAGGGAACACCGCCACACCTTTGTCGTTAGTTTTGCGTGTCAAGGTGATAGACCGAGTGAATGTCCAATCGGACCCTCCTATCAATTTAAGGGACACGTCTATATTCCCCTTTTGGGAGAGCAGTTCAACCCGAAAATACGCAAAACGGCCCCGGGTCTCGAAGATATCCTCTGGGCGGGTTACCTTGAATACGTCATTTGTGTGCAATATCATAATTCTATCGTCGCATCTAATAGTTGATAAATGGATGTATCGAGTTCCTCTGTTATTTTTTTGCTGATTCTATCGACAACTTCGGGCAGTAAGTCTTTCATTATCTCCGTTCCTCCGCCCTCTTGATAAAGCACGCTTCCGTGATCCCAGACGCTTGAAGCAACGCCATATGCGTTTATCGATCTTGGGTCAAGGTTCCATCTCGATTCTTTAACCCGCGCCCACCGCTCTATCGCGTTCCGGAATGCCTCGAAGCTGCCGAACTCCTCTTGCACATCCTGTGGGGAACTTCCTTCGTCGATATTCTTGATGCCTTTGCGCCCGACAAATGAGACCGTAAGTCCACCATTTGTAGCTTCATGAATGGTTTTAAGGCTTTCAGCTGTTGCGCCGGTCGTCTCCTCCGGAACGTTCAGGGCGTTAACATCGGCGCCGCTGTTGGTTCTCTTGGTCATTATATTGAAGGCGATCTGCTCGGCCAGCGGACCGAACTCGTCTTCACAGATGGCGATGATCCGCTCGGGGCTAAATATTTCCTCTATTTGCCTGATAGTTGGCATATTAGCATATATTGTATGTTATAGTGGCACTTAATGTCACTCCCGCCACCAATGCATCGAATTTTCCGTAGAAAGGCGTTGCATTGGATACGAGTTCTACTTCGAGGCCCATTGACCGTAGCCGATTGATAAATGCGAATGCCCGTTCTTCCATCTTTTCGACGATTGGCTGCACTTCAGTCTCCGTGTCCGGCTCCGCTTTCCCGAGGGCGTCGCAGAAATAGAGCGTCGTCGTCCGGCGTCGCATGTCCGACATCCGTGTTTCAGAAATCGTCTCGTTGAACTGACGGAGCAATACGGGGTATTGCTTGACATCGTCCATCAAGTAGTTCGCTTCGGCAATTCGTGCGTACATGCAGGTGCGCATCCCGTCCGCCTTGGCACACTCTCTGAATATCTCGTTAATGCTTTTTTTCATCGTCTCCGTCTCCCGTTAGATTTGTTCGCTTCATAGATGGCTCGCTGTTCCATGTTGTCGCACTTGCAGGCTTCGAATGCTTCGTATACTGTCGCCCACGGCGTATTCCATGCTTTATTCATATCTACGGCGCCGTTCATGATCTGGCAGTATTTGCGGCATACGGCAACAAGACCGCGATTGGGTCGCTTGACACGCGCTTTCATCTCGGCGGCCGTGAGGGGCATTTCCAGCTTTTCCCACGATTTGCCGATACCTTCCAACCCTTTCTGTATGGCAATGAAATAGCGCTGGGCACGGATGAACCGGAGGCGTCCGATTTGCTCCTCGTCTATGCTGAACCCCGCGTTCCAATCCGGATTATCGTCAACGCCTATGCGGTTGAACTTCACGAGCCCGAGCATCACGCCGAGCACGATGCAAAAATATTCGTACGACGGTTTCCGGGCTTCTATGGCGTTCAGTTCGCCCATAGTGACGTCGGCAATGTCACGCACGGGCAGCCGTTTGTCGAACCACATTCGGCGTTTCATAGGCACGAACTCCGGCTCCGGAAGGCCTTGTATGGCTTTTACGATACGTTCGGTACCCATGCTGAATAATGCACGGTTGCGCATCACAACATCACTAACCGTATCTTTGGGGGTTATCTTCATAGGTTGTAAGTATTGATCGGTTCGAATATCTCCGCGTAAAAGTCCGGGCACAGCTTAACATCGTCAACGATGCGGATGATCTCTCGGCATTCGTCTACCATATCGTTCCACACGCGGACGAGCCGATGTGTCGGAGATGTTCGGGTGCTGCTTTCGGTGTTCTTCAGCTTTTCCCCGGCAACGGTGTTGAATGTCATATGGTCGCGCGAGTAGTAGAAATAGATATACTTGGCAATTACGGATGTCCCCTTGTCCGGTTGAGCCAGCAGCGCCACAATAGCTGGGTAATCCTCAATATTGTCGGCGACATCCGACCCCAGAAGCATTCGCAGAAACCGAGGTTCGTACTTGGCGATATATGCCTGAATATCGCTTATGATTTTGGGGGCAGGTCCGGCGGGTTTACCGTCGCTCTTGGTCTCTATCCCCGCAATATATGTCTCGGGGTAGGTGAAATATCGCTCGTCTAAGATCATGGTATTTTATTTGAAGATAGGGGCGGCGTGTTGCCGCCCCTATCCGGTTACTCCTCCAGGGCCTTTTTATAGAACCCTTTGGCGATCATCATTTCCGCAGTTGCCCGCGATTTGATGAGTATTTCGCCCTTGTCGATCCCGTCATGCGCTCTAATGACTTCGACGCGCAGGACGTTGGCTTTAAGGGCGCGACGACCGCGCCTAACGGGGGCGCGTGTCATAGCTGCTTCATCTTTCGCTTTCATGGGTTACTCGGTCGATCCTGCTGTTGCTTTCTCGATGGCGGCCAGAGCGGTGTTGATGTCGGCGACATAGATATTCGCTTTCATATCCGGCCGTGTAACGAGGGCTTGCCCGCGATACCACAGCCACAGACGATACGAATCCGTCTCCGGGACGCGCTCGATCTCCATAGTGATATTGCGCTTGTCGTGCAGCTGGAGCGTCGTGGAATCGAGCACGACGAGCTCCGAGGCCGAGAGTTTCGGGGTCGGGATAATCGTCATGCCATGCACCGACAAGGCCCCATTGGGCAGCACCGTGATGTAGTCGCCGAGGGTGTTCTTCAGCGTGCGCATCTTGAATTCGGTGGCATAGTTCATCAGCACGTAATTCGGAGCCATCGAATCGTTGGTCTCGACCTTTGCCTGCGTTTTCATGGCGAGGATCAGGTCGGCGATGTTCGGCGCCGACACGCTGGCTGCCACACCCGCCGTCGTTGCATTGAATGCCGTAACGCCGGATGTTTTCAGTCCGTAGATGTGTTTGGGCTTGGAGGCGTCCACGCCGTCACCGTCCCACAGCAGAGAATCGAGTTTGGCTGCGATCCCCTGCTGGGCCTTCGTCTGCGCCCATGCCAGGAAGTACCCGAAATCTTCGGCGCTCTCAGCCGAGAAAGGAAGCACGGAACCGAGTTTTGCCAGCTCACGGTATTTGCCCGTAAGCGTGGCGGTGTCGGTATTGGTGTGCTTTGTCATCTCCTCTGCATACCCGGTGCCGTCGGTGTAGGAAGCATCGTTGTACATGATGCGGTTCTTGTCGTCGGGCACATTGATGCGCGTGAAGAGTTGCACGAACGCATTGCGGGGGCTGGCGTCTGCGTAAATCTTCGTCGTCAGCACGGTGCGGTTGGGGTCTTCGTTCGTCACGGCCGACGTGTCGAGTTTGAGCGCGAACTCACCCGTCGATACTCTGCCTCGTCCGTTCCGCATATCCTTATATGCGGCGGCGAACTCTTCCGATTTCAGCACCTCTTCCATAGCGGCGACCAGCGTTTTGTGTCCCTCCTGCTTGGGAGCGCCTTTCTTCATCGTGGCGATCTCGACGCCTTGAGCTTTAAGCGCGCCCTCCAGTTTTTCGATCTTCGCCGGCGACAGCCCGAGTTTCCCGAACTCCTCCTTGACAGCCTCGACGATCTCGTTCTGTGACTTGATGCCTGCGACCATCTCCTCGAACTGCCCTTTGATATAATCTCCGAGCGCGTTCAGGCCTTTTTTCTCATCCTCGCTGAACTCTACGCCAGCGGGAAGCACAAATGGTTTAATCTCCATTCTTCTTTGTGTTTTTTTGGTTAATTGATATGTGAACCTATTTTCCCGAACATATTTTCAGTGAGTGGTTTCTCCGGCTCGGCTGCGTTCAATGTCTCGATGATTTGCTTTTTGATCTTCATTTTCTCCTCCAATGACGCCGCATTGAGAGCATCGCTCATAACCTTGATGGCGTCCGGTAAACTCTTCACAGCACCGACGAATGCCGTTTCCTCGTTGGCTCCGGCAGTAACGACGGATATTTCATGCAATACGACTTCCTTAACGATGAACGCGTCGAGGGCTTCGTCATATTCCATTTTGTCCCATACGTAGTTGAATCCGAACGAGAACTGATTAATATCGCCGTCTTTGAGCTGAAACCACGCGCGCTTTGCATTCGGCACCGCGTCGAAGTTGCTCAGCTTAACCTCTGCATATGCACCGTCTTCACGCTCTTCGATAGACAGTATCCGGCCGATAGGGTCGGCGAAATCATGTTGCCATACGAACGCGATTTTGCGGTTTGTGGCCGATCCCGGGCCCCTGTCGTTAATGGACTTGGCGAAGCATCCTTTGATAAGAATATCGCCCGCGCTGTCCTTGTTGCCGAAATTGGCGAACTTCACGAGGATAATATGCTCGTCCTCGTTCGCAATGTCCGCTTTTGTCACGGCGAACTCTTTGCGGCAAGTGTTGCCCATTGCCGCCCGGCGCGCTTCTATTTGCTGAGATAAGTTCATGTTATACGATATATTTCAAAAGTTCTGTTTTAGCCTGCTCCGTAGTCATCAGACCTCCGGACACGGCGTTATTCAAGGCATTTACGAGATTGGTCATGCCCGCCGCCTGTTCGCGCTTAGATTCTTGGAATAGCTCAAGATGATCGTAGTAGGGCATCACCTTGAAATCCTCAAATCCATATATCCTGTTGAGCACGTAGAATATATTATTCGCCTCGGGGATTATCGCGTCGTTATATAATATCGCCTTCGCTTCTTTGGCGTTGGCGTACGTTGAACCCTCTACGTCGAGCAGCACGCTCGGCACTTGGTAGATGTCCGCGATTTCCTTCTTGCAGGCTTTCTGCACGTCTGTCAGTCCCAGATCGGTAATCGTTGACGATACCGGACTTACGGCAGCATTCATGGACGTGATAGCGTATTTGAATTGATCGGCCCGGATGCCGTACTTTCTGAATGCCTGTTGTATGTTATTCTTCTCCGACTCTGTTTCCGGCAGCCGAGCATCTCGAATAATATCGCCGCTTCCGGATGTCAGCGAGATAATAGCCAGCATACCGCGGTTGATCATCAGTTCATGCACAGCTTCGTAGGATGCTACGAAAGTATTCACCGGCTTCTGTAATGATACCATTCGGGAGATGTTGCCGCCGCAAGCGTTGAGATCATAAGAGGCATCCCTCACGATGAACATATCTTCTTTGGCTATCTTCATCGAAGACCCGCAAATGGTCACCGTGTAATCCACGATATCCGCATCGGGCATGAACGATAACGCCGGAGATATTGCGGCATTTTCCGTGACGCAAAGATTGGGGACAACGAACAGCTCGAAAGCTTCCGGAAGCCCCACCGATTCCATGCGTACGATATAGGCTTTGCCGAAAATCTGCGTCATGGCCTCGATGTATGCCACGAAGTCCGCGATGCCTTGCACGCTATTAGGGCGCGACAAGGTCCGCACGGCGTCCGGTCGTTCGAGGTCTTCACCATCTTCCGTGGTGGCTGCAAGACGTAGATTCTTAATTGCCGCGCATTTCTTCGAGACCACAGACATCAGCGGCGAGCAAAGTGCGTATGCTTTGGCTTGTCCCGCTTTGCCCCTGGTGTCGATCGTCCCCACGGTTTCAGTTGATCCCTGAAATACCGGAGGTACGCCGATGTAGCTCAATGTCGATGCCGGCAAATTTGAGGCTGTATTATTGCTTTTCCTGCGTATTTCGTAGCCGAATAGATTCATTATGCAGCTATTTGAATAAGATTCTTGAATTCAGACTGAACGGCATATCTGGCAGCGTCCCATAGATGGTTGAATTCGTCGTGCGGGTAGTTTATGGCGATGCCGTTCACCGTCTCCCACACGTACGAGTTTGCTTCTATCTGCATGTTGCGCGAACGCACGCAATGTATCTTGCATCCTTTCATGGACGTGATGCCATCCATGACAGACCCTGGGTATTTCCGAACAGGAATGACCGTAAGCCCTTTAATGCGCATTGCGGTTATCATGCTTTCGGGGGATTTGGCATATTTGTCGGCGCTATCTGCATAACATCGGGATACTCCGTTTGAGAAGTGCGGCGAAAGCGCTGCATATAATTTCGAAGTGTCGTCGATAGGCTGATATATCAGCTCCTGCAAATAAAGATGGTTCGGGACGCGGAATCCGACACGTACGCAGGCTGTGGGGTCTGCTGTGAATCCGAAGTCGAGGCCCAATACAACGCGTTCGATGTCTTCGGGGAATTCGTCGATCCAGTCGATGTCGGGGAATATCAGCCCCTCCTGCGCGGCACGTACTCCGAGGCCGTACACTTTCCAGCGCCATTCGTCGGCAGTTCCGGCGGCGATATTCTCGGGTGTGGGTTCGTATCCTTCGATTGTGCGGCGAACTCCCGCCGGGCAGAAGGGATTATCCTTGTACGTCGTGTGCGTGAAAATAGTATCCGGAGCGCCCTCCATATGGAACGCCCAATGCTCCGTGTATTTGGGGTTCCAATCGCCAATGACCATCCGCGTGCAACGCATGGTGATATTGTCGAATTGCGCACGGCTTACACCGTCGAGCATCTCGTTGAAATATACGATGTCGCAGTCGTGGCCCTCTTTGACATCCATTTTGTCGAGACCCCGGAAACGAATCACGCTATCCTTGATGCGATATTCAGGGAGAATGTTTTCGCCACGCATACAATCGAGATCGTATGCGCCGCGTAATTGCAGCTTCTTGCGGAAGTCGTCCAGCGTCTTTTCCTTGCAATCTTGAAGCGTGGCCCGATAACAGTATATTTTAAGAGGTACGGACGATGATGCGCAGATGTCATACAGAAAGTCTGCCGTGTCGAAAGTTTTTCCGGATCGGGAACTTCCCTCGTCGAAGATACGGACGACGGCGCCGCTCCCGTCGTATAGCTGGTAGAGGTACATTTTGACTTTGTAGGTCTTGCCTCTGTATGTTGCGGGATCGGGCGTCATTCCTTTACTGTCATTTTGCCGATGGACTGGATGATCTTGGCAGCTTCGGGATCGAGGACCACGGAAATAGGCTGTATTGCGGCCGTTATCTCCTTGCCGTTGGTTGTCACGTCCTGGCGGTCGGCAAGATGCAGAACACGCGACGCAATCGTCGAGTTGTACTGCTCACACATAGCCCCCTCCAACTGATCGGATTCGATTCGCGCGCGCGCACGCGCACACACGCCAAAATATTCCTCTTGTTCCTCAAAGTTTCTAAAGGTTTCCGGAACAATTCCTGCAAATACGGCAAAGCTGGATAGTGTCAGCGGTCGTTCGTAAGGTACGGGAATAACAGAGCCGTCGGCCAATACCCTGTTGCTGTATCGCGGGTTCGCTTTCACCCATTCGACATACTCTTCAAACTTGGCTTCAAGAGCTTCGGGGGTATATGCGCGAGGGCGGCCCACTTTGCGGGCGGGCTTGCTGTCGAGTGTCTTATTGGGTCCTTCCGTTCTCTTTGCCATAGAAAAAGGGTCTGCGGCCGGATGAATAGCCACAGACCCTCGTTCCCAGGAAACCTACTACCAACAACGTGTCCTTTCGTCGTTAAGATTCGCGGTTATTGCCGCTTTTCTTGTCCGTGGCCTGCTTCATCACAGGCTTACGATGCAAAGGAGCGAACCCTCGGCACATTGTGCAATAGTTTGACGAAAAATTTTCAGATTTTTTTGAAAAATGTTTTGCGTATTCAAATTAAATGCTTATATTTGCAATACCAAAACAACTAAACAAGGCCGACGGGCCATAAGCGGCAACTATGAAAAACTTTATCAATTCTTACGATCGCGTCAAAGGAGCCATTGAATCGGGCAAGGCTATCAACATCTTCAACATGGTAGACGGCGACTACGTCGGCATGGGCGCATTCGAATATTCGGACGAAGCCATGATCGTTCTCGAGCTCGTCGCCAAGAATGGCGAAGGATTCGTCGTAGACATCTGCAATCGTGTTCTCGAATCAATAAATGTCGGCAAGGCTATCACGTTGTCCGAAAAACAGCGTTGGTGCATCGCTTTCGCGGCGAATAAGATTTCGACGGACAAAGTCGATGAGCTGCACACAGCCGATGCTGAATTCATCGCTATGGTCGAATCTGAAGAGGCTGTTGAAAATACGGCACATAATAACGAATATTTTGAAAACATGGACGACAATCAATTTATTTCCATTCGTTCGCTTCTGAACCGAGCCGAAGCCGGTGAAACTATCTCCTCCATTAAACTGTCCGATGCCGGTAAATACGCCTCCAACGCGAAAGGTGATATGCTTATCAATACGGACATCTTCTTCTCGTCGCGCGTATATGCATACAGGGCCGATGACCGGCTGGTTAAGATTGGGAAAAAGACGCTTAATGTCGATGAGCTGCGCCGGCAACTCGAACGGTTCATCGGTAAAGGATCCGCCGTCGTTTGCATAGGCGGCAAATGCCTTCGTGGCGAAATTACAAAATAGCTCAATATGAAAGAGTACCCCGCATTTATTATCGATAGAAGTCGCCGTTCGGAATCGTCCCGTTTTTCCGACGACTTCATCGTCTGCACCGATCGGGAGGTCGGGTTCATCGCCAGAGTATACAAACTTCCCAAATCACGCCGTGCAGAGTTCGAGCAGAGCATCGCCTGTCTATCCGAATCGCAAATAGATAACCGATACTATTTTGCCATCATTGGAAATGTATTATGCGTGCTGGAGGTCGTGCGAATGTTGCATGAGCCTGTTGCGCATATCAACAGACTTCGGCCGTTGATGAAGAAGGCTTTCAAAGCCTACATACACGGCGAAGAATCAGCCGTTCGACGGGACGGCCAGCCGTATGACGGTCAGATAGCCGCTCTTGACGACATCCTGCGGATGGCAAAGTCGCAACGGTCACGCATGGTCGATATGAACGGTGAAGCGGCCACGGAACGATTTACAAGCGCGATTCAGTCGGCCCGCGATTCCGTTGCCTTGCTTCAAAAAATCACACAACATGAATAAGGATGCATCGAAACGGGGCGGTGCGCGCCCGGGCGCTGGGCGCAAATGTAAAGGCAGTGCGCCGTCGGTCACTGTAAGCTTGCGCCTCCCCCCGGAATTGCGAGACGAGTTGCGCGCGTTTCTGAAATCCCGCCGGATGACCGCCGCACAGTTCGTGGAGGAAGGCCTATGCATCCACCGTAAACCCGATGCGAAGTCTTGATCCCCACCGTAAACCCGATGCGAATGGCCCGGGTTTTAATGGGATAGATTGTTCAAAATGTCCGTGTTTTTCTCGGGGAGAAAAACAACTTTAAAGCGGTTTATTGTTCAATATGTATAAAAAATCCCCGAGCTCGTGGCCAGGGGATCGATGGGGTTTGGTGTTATCGCTATTTGTTCATGTAGTCAATTAAATCTTGCGCATTGCATCCCATTGTTCGTAAATTGTTTTTGATAATACCTATTGGGATTGGATCTATGTGCGTCTGAAATATAACGGGACGAAGCATTCCTTTTTTGCACCATTTTTCATGGCCGCCTTTGGTGCCAGCATATTTCCAACTTTGGAATTTCAGGAACCGACGAAAATCCTCGATGTCAATATTCGATAAAGCGCCCATTATGCACAAGGAAGCGTTATATGCTCTCGAATGGTTCTATATGCTTTATTATCGACAATATCGGCCAATTCGCTACTGCGGGCGATAAGGTCGCTTGTCTTAGGCGGCTGTCTTTTCTCCCAGCCATAGGATTCGAGCAAGGCACTCAATGTCCCCTCCGATATAGCATATTTTAATATTTCTTCGAGCATGATCTCAAAAGACTGTCTTGCCTCTGCCTCGTCGTTTCCATATCCGAGGATGTCGAGAGCCGCACAATAGGCATAATGGATGCCGTCCTCCTCGTAGAGAATGACGGATAAACTAACGCTTATGCCCGTGCCTTTCTTCATTGGATAACGTCCGTTAAACTGTTGTGCTTTCATTGTTGAGTTGGTAGGTTTCTATGCAAATATAACATTTTCCATGCAAATAACGCGCAAAGGTAGTGAATTATTCTACACTTTGGGTAAAAACGCCCCGGCAGAAGTCGGGGCGGGAGTGGGGAGGGTGGGTTATTGAATCTCGGTAATATCTCTATTGAAATAAAATGTTTCTGTTTTTTTCTCCATTGCTCCTATTTTATTGGCAGAACGGTATGAATGCTCAAAGCACCAACCGTAAATGTCATCAACGGATGCTGAATCGCAAACCCTTTTTAACGAATCTATATCAGCATCTATTGAAGCGATGTATGCTAACTGTTCCTTTAATTGGGTTGAATCCAAGTAATATATATAATCTTCGCGGCTTTTTTTATGATCTATTGCTACTTTAAGAACTTTTTCCGCTTGTTCTTTTATCAGGATCGGTTCAAGTTCTGAAAATTTAATAGGCTCGTAACTTTTATAGTCGTCGAGATTTTCTTTCATGTATTGTTTTACCAATCTTTCCGCTTTTTTTTGATTGGAACTACATGAACATAAAATAGCCATACATACGGAAAATAGTAAAAGTTTTTTCATAATTACTTCTTATGTTGCCAACAATATATGCTATCATCAGCGGCTTTTCTTTTACACCGATCTCCGTCTTGTGTAATTGCTGCGCATCTTCTATCTCCACTATCGGATTTTTCGCAACTTGTTGAAGCGATTGATGTTGTCAGCAAAAGAAATAATAAAATTTTCCTCATGGTATTTAATTTTGGTTTATACAATTTGCCCCCCCCCCCGAATACTCGGAGAGGGGCATTTTTGTTTAGTGCTATTATGTGTGTGCTTTGGCATACGGTTCCAGCTCTCCTCCGGTAGGCATTAGTCTAATTAGAACACCTTTAGCCCTCTTTTTTTAGGGCGACTTCGCCCTTGTTTTTAGCCCTCTCTTCTCGGAATAGATCAAGTAGTACTCCATTTTGCCGAATTAGCTCCTCGTTTTGTCGAAGGACTTGGTCTAAATACTTCTTCATAGTGTTTGAATTATTTAAGTCAGCTTCCGAAAGTGTTGCGTCTTCTCCTCCTTGACTGACAGGTTGGTCGGTATTTTTGAGCATTGACCCTTCGCCGGTCAATAGCCAATTTATATCGAATTGGGGATAGGTGTTGATAATATAATTAGCAAGCTCCCCAGATATTTTTTTCACTTTCCCGCTCTGAATATCTAAAATGCGCTGATATTTTACGCCTATTCGTTTAGCAAACGTAGGCGCTTTAATACCGAGATTGAGCAATATCTCATTTATTTTTTCAGAACCTTGCATTTTGAATGAAATTTCTATTATTTTTGCGAAAAGCGTATTGTTATGGTATTAGGCATTATATCGGTTATTTTTTCATTATTCGCAGTATGTTTTAATCTGTATGTATTCCATCGTCTATTCAAATCATCGGAGCGAGATTATGAACGCCGCTGCCGATATAATGAACGAAAGCAAAGAAATGACAAGGGCTACAACTGAATAATATTTATTTCGCTTTTTTTCAGCAACCGATAATTCTAAATCCTCGTTTTGTAGTGCAATAGCATTTGTATTTTCTTGCTCTTGTGCGTATATATACCTTGCTCCACCTTTCGATATTATATAAGCAGTTTTTTCTGTACCGCTAAGCCCGATACTGCCTTTTATAGCCGCGCCAAAGTTGCACAATGAACAGCAAATACGATAATATTGCGCTTCATCAGTCACTAATTCTTCAATATCTACTCCGGTAACGCATCCATTCCTGTTTTTAAGTCGTTTCAATATTTCTTCCGCTACATATATATCACACTCATTCATAGTTAATTACGCCTTCACCATAATTTTCAATTAAAAAATAATCGAAAATTCTATTATAAAAATTTGATATAATAGAAATATCGTGTATATTTGCATTGTCAACGGATTGATACAGCAAAGGTAAAGCGTATTTAACCCGAAAACAATGTAAAGATATATAAAAAATATCGAATAAACCTAATATAAAAGGCTATAAAATGGCTATGAACGACCAAATAATCGAAAAAAACGCCTTTACGCGCGGATTGTCAATAGTGGATAACTTCGACCGCCAAAACGGAACAAAACTGGGCCCGAGGCTCCGACATGAACTCTGTATGGAGCTGGGGTTTATCAAACTTGTGGACATCGACGGCAAAAAGGTGGAGGTTCCCAATCCTCGCACGCGGCAGGCTCTGCATAACCGGCAGAATGGATATGTTCCCCATACTCCACTCGAGCGGAAAGCCATTGAGCAAACTTTCAAGGCATACATAGGCACTACGGACATCTGGGGCTTGGCTTAAGACTATGAAAACTGACGCCCTATTGAGCAAACGCGAGCGTGAGGTAATGAACCTCGTCGTGCTGGGCTATTCGGCCCGCGAGATCGCAGAACGGATGAACGTGATCTACCAATGCGTAGCCAACCATCTCCAGAGCATCTACGACAAGACGGGGACGAAGCGGACCTTGCAGGCATTGGTTACCTGGTATTTCACGCAGAATTTCGGCATCACGCTCAACGTGTCAGAGATGACCCGACGCATCGGGGCCGCGGTTCTGCTGTGTCTGTTCTCGGTGGAGGTGTTCAGTACGGATTTCGAATGTCGCAGGTTGCGCAATCCCCGCCGAAGCCGAGGCTTCCGGGTGGAAGAGCTGATAGAGAACTAAACCAACAACACAACAATATGGAAACGAATTACGAAGAGGTGAAAGACAGCCTTCTGTCTTTTGGAAAGAAACATTCGGCCTGCCAATATGAATATAAGCGTCTTTATGCGGCTGAAAGTGTCGAGGCGGTTATGGCAGTCGTTAAAGATAATTTCTCATGGTGTTGTCAATTCTACGATTTTGCCGATGTTCTTTTGGCATACCGGGATCAGTTCGCCGAACATAAAATATGGATCAACACTTCTGTTGAAATTAAAGAAGGGGTTGGTTGCCTGTTGACTACGGAAGGCGAATTCAACGCCCGGAGCTGGGGAACCTCGACGATCAACGCCGAGAGCCGGGAAACCTCGACGATGATTATCCCTACTTCGGCTATCGAATGCCAAGTAAACGATAAAAGCATCGCACGGTATATCCAAGACAATAGAGTTGTATTCGCGGATGATTCTATAAAATTCGAGAAGCAGGGATAGTAACAAGGAGTGCATGGCAGGTTGGCAATGCCTCCGCATAACTAACGGAAGGAGATGTGAAGCAAAGTATCATCTACGCAGGTTCGAATCCTGCCGCACTCCCAAGATAGCAGCCCGCAAGGGTTAGGGGTTTGATCGCTGGCAACAACCCCAGCTGCAAGGCAGAAAGCGATTTTCGGGTCTTTGACGTATTGATACACGAGAACCATCCGAGTGGATGTAAAACCCAGTGAGCGACTTGGCGCAGAAGGGCTGGCAACAGAAAAATACCAACGAGCGAGCGATGATCCGGAGCGATCCGGTGAGCCGTATCAACACTATGCCCGGTGTGGTTTGAATGCACCTATCCGGGCTCCAATGCGGGTTTTGTGCACACGTTCTTTCTGTCCATTTGCAATTTAAGTTTGTAGTCATTTGCGCAATCCCGCTTTTATGCCCTTGGCGACCGAATAGATAACCGGCTTCGGTTGGCGTATACCACTATTTATTCGGTGAGCCTTGCCTTCGATGGCGTCAGGGCACAAATACCTTAAAATTTCAAAACTATGGAGAATTTAAAAAAGCCACAGGCCCGCATATTGGCCTACTTCATCAGAGGAGGCACGCTGACCGTGTGGAAAGCGATGAGCAAATTTGGCACGACGGAGCTGCGGAAGATTGTCACGAGGCTCCGGCGCAAAGGCTACATCATCGTTGGCGATTGGTGTTACAGCCACGACGCAGACAGAGGGCGGGTTGTCCGCTACAAAGAGTATCATATGGTCGTTAACCCTGAAATTGCACAAATATGAAAACCGATACATTCAAAACCCGAAAATTTATGGGTATTGACTTCACTCCGCGAAAGAGATACCGTGCGGAGATCGAACGGCTTGAGCGAGTAAATGCGGACATCCGTCGGAGCTTTGCTGAAGGCGAGAAAGATCGCAATAATCTTCTGAAAAAGTGCGCCGAGGAACGCAACCTGCGTATTGCCGTCGAACTCGATCTGATGAAATATACCCGCAAGCGAGGCGCCGACGGGCGTTTCATCAAAGAATAAGGCGTATTAACGCCTCCTTTCTTTATCCATCATTGCACGTCGTCTGCCATCCGTGAGGCCCGCGGGCGATATTTGGAGGGTTGGCCGAGTGGTTGAAGGCTCCGGCTTACTAATCCGGCGAGCGGTAACGCTTCGGGAGTTCGAATCTCTCACCCTCCGCAACCCCTTTGTTGATGGTGCAAGTAGAGCGACGATAGCGCAAGGGATTATTGCCGATTGCGCGGCAATGACAAAGCAGAACAGACGCTTGACTCTATCGGACAGGTTATACGAAAGCATCTGACAGCCTGGGAAGACAGGCATTTTGAGCTATGGTGTAACGGTAACACATCTCCCTTTGGAGGAGGCGCTTCCGGTTCGACTCCGGGTAGCTCAACAGGGGAGCGATCCCCACGTTGTTAGTTTGATCGAAGGGTCATTCAATCAACGGAAGCGATAGAGGGTATATCCCTCGACAATCCGAGGCCGCGTGAAAAGAGTAGCAAGGCCGAGGCGGAAGCTCACGAAACGGGCAAAGATCGCAAACCGGCGGCGCGGAAGCCGTGTCGCCACCGCGGGGGATCGTCGTAAGTCCCCCGCATTTTTTGAAATAAACAATCATCTATTATATGCAGAGTTATATCAATGAGCTCAAAGAAAAGGGTCTCGTGCCCTTACGGCTCGATAGAAACACGGTAATCCTGGTTCCTCCGGAAAAAGCCAATGAGAAATACAAGGAACGCTATCTCAAAAATGCCGATAGGTCGCGTAGGATGGCAACGCATTTAGATTAGTTATGAATTACGGATTACCTTATAAGGGTTCTAAGAATAGTATT